CGTTGCAGGGCATCGTCCACAACCTCGACGAGACCAGCTACCACGCACACCAGGCCCTGTCGTCAACTCAGGCGCGGCAGATTCTCGACTCCCCCGCACGGTTCAACTACCTCCGCAGCCACCCGCAACCACACAAGGACGCGTTCGACCTTGGCACGGCCGTGCACACGAAGGTGCTCGGTGTTGGGGCGAAGGTCATCACCTACCCGGAAGAACACCTCACCCCATCCGGGGCCGTGTCCACGAAGGCCGCAACGGTGGCGTGGGCCGAGGAACAACGCGCCAAGGGGCTAGTGCTCATCGGTGCCACGCAGGCCGCCCAGGTCGACGGGATGGCCGAAGCAGTCCTGGCACATCCGACTGCGCGTGCGCTGCTCGAGCAGGATGGTGCGCTCTCCGAAGCGTCCGTGTTCGCGACTGACCCGGAATGGGATGTCCCTATTCGTGCCCGGTTCGATCTGCTCGCCCCGATAGCGGTCGACCTGAAGACCACGGCGAAGGAAGCATCCGCGTCAGGGTTCTCGAAATCGGTCGCGAACTTCGGATACGAGGTCCAGCAAGGCCACTACCTCGACGCCCACGAGCTCGCCACCGGGGGGCGCCCAAACATGGTGTTCGTCGTCGTTGAGACCGCCGCGCCACACCTCGTTGGGGTGCACCAACTCGACCGGGATTTCGCCGAGATGGGGCAGGTCAAAGCCCGGTACGCCCGACAACGATTCGCCGAATGCACCGCCGCCGGGGTATGGCCCGGCTACCCGACCCAGATCGGCCTGCTCCCACCACCCGTCTATGCCGTCTACGACTTTCAGGACAACTACTCATGAGCATCACCCTCCCCAACCCGAACCCAGCCTCACAGGGCACCGTCGTTGAGCAGACCAGAGCCGCCGCCGAGGTTGCTGCAGCTGTCGGTGTTGCCCGCAACTACCCCCGCACACCCGATATTGCGGTCGCGGCAATGCGTGAACTGTGCAGCCGCATCGCAGTCGCCGAACGGGCCTTCTACGAAGTGCCCAACCGTGGCGCCGGCCCATCCATCCACCTCGCCCGGGAACTCGCCCGCATCTGGGGCAACCTCGACTACGGGGTGCGAGAACTCGCCCGCAACGACACTGACGGCACCTCCGAGATGTCCGTCTGGGCGTGGGACCAAGAAACCAACGTCCGCTCCACCCGATCGTTCATCCAACCGCACCAGCGGATGAAAGCCGGACGCAGACAAGACCTCACCGACCTGGGCGACGTGTACCTGAACAACCAGAACACCGGCGCCCGGGCGGTCCGCGAATGCATCTTCACTGTCCTCCCCGGATGGTTCGTTGCCGAAGCCGAAGCGATCTGCAAAACCACTCTCAGGAATGGTGAAGGCAAACCGATCGGCGAACGACGCTCTGCTGCGATCGAGAAGTTCGCCACGATCAACGTCACCGAGGCGCAACTTATCGAACGCGTTGGAAAGCCCGTCCAGAAGTGGGACGCCGGCGACCTCGCAGCACTCACCCGCGCCTACTCATCCATCACCATCGACGGGATCTCCGCCAAAGAGTTCTTCCCCGAACAAGCGGTCACCATTGCCGCCATCGACCCCGCCTCACCCGAGTACATCGACCCCGAGTTGGTGCAGTCGTGAGCCCGCTGTACTCGTTCACCGAGGTCGCGATCAGTGCGCAGAAGAAAGGCGTGTGCCCGGTGTGTGGTCGCGTCGTTATCCGCCGCGAGCGGTTCTGGCAGACGGAGAACCCTTTCAACCGCAACGATGACGGGACTGTTCGTACCCGCGAAGAGATCTACGCTGCGGTCAAGGCTGATGCTGATGCGTGGGTTCCCGACTTCACTCACGTGAAATGCAGGGTCGCGTCATGAGCGAGGCGTTGCAGTACGCGGAGTTCCTCGCGCGGAAGGCTCAGCTGGCCGATGATGGCGGGTTCGCGCCGACGGTGATGCCCGATCACCTGTTCGATTATCAGCGCGCGCTCGTCGACTGGACGGTGAGGAAGGGCCGCGGTGCGATCTTCGCGGACTGCGGACTCGGCAAGACGCCGATGGAACTCGCTTGGGCGCAGAACGTCCACGAACACACCGGCAAGCCCGTGCTGTTACTGACGCCGCTGGCGGTCGGTTTCCAGATCGTAAGCGAGGCGGAGAAGTTCGGTCATGAGGCCAGCCTGTCGCGTCAGGGAAAGGTGACCGCGCCGATCACGGTGACGAACTATGAGCAGCTCGACAAGTTCGACTTCGAGAAGTTCGGCGGCGTGGTCTGTGACGAGTCGTCGGCGATCAAGTCTTTCGAGGGGCAGACGCGGGCGATCGTCACGGAGTTCATGCGGCGCATCCCGTACCGGCTGCTCGGCACGGCGACCGCGGCGCCGAACGATTTCATGGAGCTTGGCACATCGAGCGAGGCGCTCGGAGCGCTCGGGTACATGGACATGCTCACCCGGTTCTTCGTCAACGACAACCGCACCGCCACGGCGCGCAGTAGCTTCGCCGCCACCGGTCGCTCCGCCAGATTCCGCCTGAAGGGGCACGCCGGCGAACCGTTCTGGCGTTGGGTATCGTCCTGGGCGCGCGCGATCCGCAAACCCTCCGATTACGGGTTCTCCGATGACGGATTCGTGCTGCCCGAGCTGCGCGAGATCGAAACTCTTGTGGAAGCGCGCACGTCGCGCGCCGACACCCTTTTCGACATGCCGGCCGTTGGTCTGCAGGAGGAGCGTGAAGAGAACCGCCGCACGCTAGCCGAGAGGACTGAGGCCGCTGCTGCCCTTCTCGAGCATGCCGATGCTGCGGTCGCTTGGTGCCAACTAAACGACGAATCGTCGCAGCTCGCCCACCTCATCGAGGGCGCTGTAGCGGTCACCGGCTCCGACTCGCCCGAAGCGAAGGAAGAGAAGCTCGCGGCATTCACGAACGGGCAGATTCGGGTGCTCGTCACCAAGCCGTCGATTGGCGCGTGGGGGCTGAACTGGCAGCACTGCAACCGGATGACGTACTTCCCAACCCACTCCTACGAGCAGTACTACCAGGCCGTCCGTCGGTCATGGCGGTTCGGTCAGCAGCGGCCCGTGACAGTCGATCTGGTCACTAGCGAAGGCGGCCGCAACATGCTCGCCAACTTGCAGCGCAAAGGCCGGCAAGCGGACGTGATGTTCTCCGAGCTCGTCGCCCACATGAACCAGGCCCGCTCCGTCGAGCCCTACAACTACGACAAGAAGATTGAGGTGCCCGCATGGCTGGCGTCCTAGCTCAACAGATCACCGACCGATGGGCGATCTACAACGCCGACTGCATGGACGTGCTCGCCGCGATCCCCGACACCAGCATCCACGGCACGATCTACTCGCCGCCGTTCACCGGCCTCTACCGGTACTCATCGTCAGACCGTGACCTGTCGAACGCCCGAACCACAGCGGAGTTCGCGCAGCATTACGGACTGGTTATCGACGAGATCGCTCGCGTCACGATCCCGGGCCGCACGGTCGGTGTGCACGCGGCCCCGGTGCCGTCCGGCAACTCAGGGAAAGACTCGCTGGACGACTTCCCCGGGGATGTGATCCGCATGCACCAGGAACGCGGCTTCGACTGGATCGCCAGACACGTGATCTGGAAAGAACCGCTCGCAGTCCGCAACCGCACTATGGCGAAGAACCTCGCGCACAAGACCATCGTCGACGACGCTGCCTACGCCGGCGTCGCATCCGCCGATGAGCTCCTCGTCTTCCGCAAACGGGGTGGTTCGGAGTTCCCGATTCAACACCCCTCTGGCCTACACGAATACGCGGGTTCCACTCCCGTGCCGGCCGAACTTTCGCAGTACCGCGGGTGGGAGGGCAAGCAAACCTCCAATCGCTACTCGCATTGGATCTGGCGACGCTACGCATCCAGCATCTGGGATGACATCCGCATCGATCGCGTGCTGCCGTTCCGGGACGCGAAAGACGAGGATGACGAGAAGCACGTCCACCCGCTGCAGCTCGATGTGATCGCGCGCTACCTGCAACTGCGCACGTTGCCGGGCGAGCGTGTCCTCACGCCCTTCATGGGTGTCGGTTCCGAGGTGTTCGAGTCGGTCAAACAAGGTCGGTTCGGAATCGGCGTTGAGCTCAAGCCCTCCTACTACGTGCAGGCAGAGCGCAATTTGGCCGCTGTCGATCGCGAACAATCGGACCCTGACCAGATCGACTTCTCGGCTCTTGAGGACGACGGATTCGGCGGTGATGCCGCGTGAAAGAGCGCTGTTTACGGAACGGTCGAGAAGTCGATCCGATACTCGACGGCGCGTTCGACCTGCTTGAACTCGAAGTCACCCACGTCGACGCTGATATCCCAGGGCAGGAGGCGGTCCTTGACGTACACGGTCCTGCTTCCGACTTGCGCGTTGGTCGCCCAGTCATCGGAGTAGTCACGGCGGGGGCGCGAGACCTCAGCAGGGCGCGCATCGGTCTTCTCTCCCATGTATCGCGTCCGAGGATCGCCGAGTACTGCCGCAACGGTTCGGGCTACCGCATAGCTCGCCCCGGGGATTACGCGAATCGAATCCTTCGGCCAGTAGACGGTGTAATTGCCCGTGCTTTCGTCGCCCGCGAGATCGCGAAGCATCGCCTCGATCGAAATGCCCTGGTATCCAGCGGACAGCATTTCGAGGAACTCCTCAAAGTTCACGTACTTAATCATCCCCGCACTCTATCGGCGGTGATCTCATGACCATCACCCCCAATGTGACCAAGCCGCGGATCCTCGATCTGTTCTGCTGCGAGGGCGGCGCTGGGATGGGTTATCACCGCGCAGGTTTCACCGTGTATGGCGTGGACATTGAGGCGCAGCCACGATACCCGTTCGCATTTCATCAGGGTGACGCCATCGATGTTCTACGCCGTCTCATCGCCGGAGAAGCCATCGAGTTCGTCCATCCGGACGGTCTCACCGAGCGCCTCTCCCTCAGCGACTTCGACGCAATCCACGCCTCACCTCCGTGCCAAGCCCACAGCGCGCTAAGAACAAGTTGGAACGCCCGTGAACATCTCGACCTAGTGCCCGATACTCGGAACGCCTTACAGCAGCTAGACATGCCGTGGGTGATCGAGAACGTCGAAGGTGCACCGCTGGTCGATCCGATCCGCCTTTGCGGTTCGATGTTCGGGCTGGGCATTGACGGGTTCCAGCTGCGTCGCCACCGGCTTTTCGAGCTGAGCCCCGACGTGTTCATTCTCACCCCGCATTGCGATCACCGAGGGCCTGTCGTTGGTGTCTACGGTGACCATCTCAGGTCACGAGGACACTGGCGGAAGGGTGCGGACTTCCCCGGTCAGGACAAGGTGAAGCTCGCGTCTGAGGCCATGGGTGCTGACTGGATGTCCTGGCACGGGCTATCGCAGTCCATCCCGCCGGCGTACACGGAGTTCGTCGGCCTGCAGCTGCTCGAACGGTTGGGGGTAGCGGCGTGATCCGCCCAAAGACCGATGCGCCGCGGAAACCTACCGCCGCTGAGGAGCGCGAGGCGTACGAGCTCGCTACCCTTCGTGATCGCGACACCTGCCAGCGATGCCGGCGTAACTGCGGGTGGGGTGTGACGTCACGCGATCACCGCAAGGGCCGGGGTGTGGGCGGTCTGACCGTCGTCACCAACCTGCAGGTGCTCGGAGGCACTGGAACTACTGGGTGCCACGGTTGGAAGAGTTCGCACCCGGCCGAGGCGATGGCCGAGGGCTGGTCTGTGCCTTCGTGGGCTGACCCTGCAGAGTGGCCGGCGCGACGGTGGCTGAGTTCCACCGGTGGTCAGCTGCGTCTCGCGTGGGTGCTGTACACCCCGGACGGGCGTTGGGAAGAACTCAGCGACGCAGGCGCGGTACGACGGATGGCCGGTGACCGCTGATGGGCATCGACAGAATCAAACTCCTCGCCTGGCTATACGCCCGCGCTACACCCGATCGTGTCCCACTCGTGGGATCGATCTATGCCGGGCTCGCTGAACGTCTCCGCCGTGGCGATTTCGATGACGACAGAAACACGAACTGATGGCGAAAACAAGAATGCTGAAGCCCGACCTCAGAACCTCGGAGAAGGTGGCCTCTTGGCCGATCCCGATCCGCTACTTCTGGGTTCTCCTCTGGGGATACGTCGACGACCACGGCAAAGCGCGCGACAACCCTCTGCTGATCAAGGCCGACTGCTTCCCGCTCGATACCGAGATCACCGGCGACGTTGTAGATCGGTGGATGTGGGGCCTTTCCGAGGCTGGTGTGATCGTCCGATACACGGTCGCAGGCAGCGAATATGTGCAGGTCAAGAACTGGTCTGAGCACCAGAAGCCCCAGCATCCGACTCGGAACATCCTCCCCGATTGGGACAGCCCGCAGTCCACCGTCCGACAGCTTCATGCAACCCTCATGCACGATGCACGAGGGGCGCTGGAGACCTTCACTCCTGAGTTGAGTAGAGATGAGTTGAGTGGGGGCGACGCTCACGCGTCGGAGCCCCCCCTCTTTTGCTTCCAACATCCCAACGGCTCACGAGAGAGCTGCGGGCCGTGCGCGGACGCTCGCCGTGTTCACGATCAGTGGCAACGACAGCAGAAGCCTGTCGAGAAGCCGACCGTCCCCGGCATCATCACGGATCCCGACTGCGATGTGCATCTCGGCTATCCGAAGCGTGACTGCCCACGCTGTGCAGAAGATGCGGTGGCGTCGTGATTGCTCATTCAGCCAAGGGTGTTTTGGATGCGGTCGAGCGACATCACATCTACAACGCGGGAGCCATTCTCCGTGAAGTTACGATCCTCGATCCGGAAGTGATGCGGATGAAGGCCGCTTATTACCGGCTGAGTTACCCCGATAGCTATTACGGCACCTCGAGCGCCTACGCTCAATACGACATCTCGGGAATCGATCTGGACGAGCTTCCCGCGGACCTCATGAGTCGCAAGGACTTCCGTCGTATCGACGCGCTGATGTTCGGCGCGCGGGACAAGTTCGGCGTCTACCAGCGGACCGCGGTCGAGGTGAAGATCAGCCGTGCTGACTTTCGCCGCGACACCGACGAGAAGCGGCAAGCGTGGGCGAACGCCACTCACCGGTTCATCTATGCGGTCCCGGCCGGTCTCGTATCCGCGGATGAAGTTCCCCGCGGATGCGGACTCTGGGAGGTCGACTTCACTGTCCAGGATGACGCCGCGGTGTATGGCAATGTCCGTGTCGCCAAGCGTGCCGTAATCAACCGTGAGCCCGTGCCGCTGGCGGACGAGCCGTTCGTCGCATACATGGCCGGTCGTGCGTCTCGTGCCGAGTGGGAGCGTCGTTCGGATGCTCGCCTGAATACGGCTCTGGCTGAACTCGACCGCGCGAAGGGCATCGCCGAGTGGTATCGAAAGCAGACCGAGGAACAACAGCAGGAACTGCGGAAACTACGCAGACGGTTGGCGGTGGCCTCATGATCGGCCAGTTGTCGTCAGATCGTGAGTACGCGGAGTGGATCGCGTCCGTGCGCGTTCCGAACCGTCGTGTGAACGAGCGTCCTCGGATTAGTACTGAGGAGCGTGCTGCGAGGGCGTATGACGCGGAGACGGCCCGAATGTTGGAGATCCTCCACAGACCCGCACCAACCCCGGATGTGGCCGCAGAACCGCTGCCACGGGTTGTGCGGCGCAGGACAGCGACGACGCGGATCAGTGATCAG